GGGCTTGGGTCACGATAGCCTTGCAAGCAGAACGTGCCGCCGCTTCGACTCTGTCGATGGTTTCCTGCGAAACTCTGGAAAACTTATGGGCGCGATTAGTCGCAGCGAATTCCAGAATGTATTTTTTTACTTTGGATTTATTGATCAGGTTATTCATGGTGTGGTTTTTTATTTGGTTTTTGTGCTGTTGCGATAGGCGTTGAATGCCGCAAAGCACTGGTCGAGTGCCTTGGGATCCATCACTGTGAGAAACTTTCGGATCTCTGGTGAGAGAATGATCACCGAAACGGCGTCATTCAATTGCTTTGTGATTTCTTCAGGTGTTTTCATGGTTAGCGGATTCCGAATGCTTCAGGTTTCGCGGCATAGAAGGCAAACGCATCCCGCAAGCGGTAACGCTCAAGAATGCGCGTGATCTTGTCCATGCGCGGATGGATTGAGGCATACTCATAGAGTGCCAACTTTAGTGCGCGGCATCTCATCATGGATTGATCTAATCCGAAATGCTTTGCTGCTTTGATTTTGTCAGTGGTTTTCATTGTGGTGTTATCGGGGAAGGTTCCCCATTCTGCCCCCTCCGAAGAAGGAGCAGATGGGAGACCCTCGCCTAGTTGGCAAGGGCGGCTTGCCTGACAGCCTCACGGCCACGGGAGAGCATCGCATCACGATCCCCCGCGAGCATGGCGATGAAATTCCGCTTATGCTCCGCCGCCGAACCAAGTTGCGAGCGGTAAACCCGCGAAGCCAGATTTGCCTTGCGTCCCGTGCCGTTGCCGCTAGTCCAGTATTCGGTTGCACCATTGGCGAGGTCATAGAGGTTGCGCCCCTTGTTTCCGATGCCATTAGCAAACAGGTCAGCAATTTCCCGTGCCGCATTCATCGAACGGGTTGCAAGCTTGTTTTCCTTGGCATCAGTGGTCATGCAGAAATATCCCGCAGCCATCGCAAGTGCGTCATTAGCGTCACAGGCGTGATCCGCGAGGTATTCCATGACTTTGACAAGCTCCACGCGACCCTTGAGGATAGCGTTCAGGAGATCCCCCAAACCTTCAAGCGCGAATTCGGCGTTTTTGGTATGGTAAATCTTGAACTTGTTTTCCGCCGCATTGCGCGACCACTGAAACGTATTCATGCAGACAATGCGGATAGCGGAATCAAAAGATTCCATTGCAATCGTGCCATCATGCGAGGTTACAAAATTCAAGTTGGCTTTGAACTTGTCCCCGTTGATCACGAGATCAGAGTTCCCGATGTCGCAAGAGATGGAAAACTTTTTTCCACGCTCCAACGTGCAGACACTTGTTACGTTACAGTCGAGATCACGCAAGGATTTTTGCATGACGTTCCAGATTTCCCGATTGCTAATGACCTTGTAACCCGATTTCGGAATGTGAAGCGGAACCAATGCATCACGCCCCGAAAGATCAGGACGAACTTTGCGATGGTCTGCAACGAGGACTTTGTAGTCTTCAAGCGTTGCCTGTTCCCCGTCGATGGTAACGAAGGCGGGACTTTCTACGATGTCGAACAGCAAAGGAGAGACTTCCGAATCTCCAATTGCTGAAACGTGTTGCGCTAATCCATGCCATTCGGTTCCTTGAACGGAGAGGACGATGTCATGCGGTTGTTCGATTTTATGACTCATATGTGTTTTTCTATGTGTGGTTTTGTTTTTGTTCGCCGCCCTTTGTCACCTTCTAGCGAAGGGCAGAGGTTGGCCAACGAAAGTAAAAATAGCTTGGGTTTTCGCGTTGTCAAATGTTTTTTTTTGACATGGAAAGAAAAAAGATTTTGCCCCTTGTCACCTTGTTTTTCGGGAGGGTCATCATAGCGGGGCGGGAAAGAAAATCGTTTTGCGGGGCATTTAAAGCGCGAAAATCGGGCGGGACGGGGCGGAGGATCGGACTCCGCGCACCTTGTCACCTTGTTTCGTCGGGATACCTTCCGTTTGCGTATAGCGTTTTCCCGCTTGCCGTTTTCACCTCATCATAAATACGGGTATGCTCTGGAAACTGCTCTCGCCTTAAATCAAACTCCAGACTTTTATATAGGGTATCCAAAGCATGCCGCCGCGCTTGCTTGTCTCCAGTGTCAAAACGTTGCGTTTCCAGATTTAAAAACGCGACTTTGTCACCTTCTGATTTTGTAATGGCCGCAAGATAATATGTTCCGAGACTTTCGGACTGCTCTGATATTTCAATATTGAATTTCATTTGATTAGAATATGCCTTCTGTCAAATCGTAGGTTGTCATGATTCCAAGGGAAGCAATGCGCTTTTGAGCGCGATTACCCTTGCCAGCGTTTTTTGTTCTCAGGTTGTCCGCCATATGCCAACGGATTTCCTGCCTAATTCGGGACAGCTTGCCCCGTGATTCAATCCCCGTCCCCCGCCGATATCGGGCGAGGGAAATGCCAAGTGTTTTAAGTGTGATCATATTTTTGTTTTGGGGATTTTCCCCGTGCTACCCTCTCCCCGTGAAGGGAAAGGGCAGAGGCGGGAGCAACCCTAGACTTGGACGACAAATCCCGAATCATCCTTTCGCGCTTTGCCCTTGGCCTTTAGACCGACCACGCACCCGCGAGGATCAAGAAAGCGCAAGTCTGATTCGTCCCCGTCCACCACTGGCTTGCCCTGAAAGCTTTCGGGAAGCTTGGCAGAGGAAAAGACGATTGCGACATTGCCCCCGCTCCCAAGGATGGAAAGCGCAATCGGGCCGTTGTCCTCTGACCGCGAAAAGGTCAGTTGATAGTTTTTCGGCATCTTCCCTTCCAGATAAGCCGCAATCCTGTTCGGGTTTTTAGTGTAATCGTAGAACTGAATCGCGGGGAACCTTTCCATGATGGAAGCAAACCCACCGCAAGGGATCTTTTCCCAAGGAAGATCGCTTGTCCCGTTCAAACGGACGCACGGAGTCATGCCAAGCTTTTCCGCTTTTTTGATAAGGCGGGAAACGTCCGCCGCGAGGATTTCCATAAAAGCCGCACGATCACGGACAAAGGCAAGGGTTTTCTCAATCCGTGCGTTGCGGACGTTGTCGAATGCTCCCCGTCCAGCCGTGAACAGGCAAGCCGCCGCGCATCCTTGGGACGCATGGGGGCAGACATTAATCGCGCCAGACTCTTTCACGGGTGCAAGGTAGAGAATGCCCGTCAGGAATCCTTTTGCCTGACCTTTGATCGTTTTTGCGTTTGTATCGATAGAAAGAAGGGTTTTCATTAGTTCGCGCCTCCTTGCATAACTTGAACGAAGATCGGCTCATGCGGGGAGTGTTTCGCATGATTCGCCTTGAACGTCTCCAATTCTTCAGGAGTCAGGGAAACAATTAATTCCCCCGCGAAGATATGCCCCGCCTTCTGTTGATGCCAAGAAGCGCGGCCCGTGCTTATTTTGTATTTTGTTTTCATTGGTGAGTTAGTGTTGAAAGAAAAGGTTGACGAGAGAAAGCCCGAAAACAAAAAGCACACTTCCTCCCGCGCATAGCGCAAAGGTAGAAGCTTCTTTGAATTCTCTGATGATCCCGTGAGCGTAGAAGGCAAAGCGGGACGGGTTGCGAATAATGGCACGAACGTGCAAGGCGCAGCGTCCGCATGACGTTTCCGAATTGGTTTTTTTCATAGTGTTGCGGGATTGTCTCCCCTGCTCCCCGCGACATAAGCCACGGGGAGACGGGGAAGCAATTAGCAATTGGAAAAAGAATCTTCAGTAATTGCAAGCAGTTCGGTGCAATGGCGGATTCCTTCCTCAATTCCCCGCTTGCCCGAAACATAAGGCAAACCCGTGATTTCAGACAAAAGGGAAAGAAGATTTTTTGTCCCTCCGCCCTTTGCGGGGGAGGTGATAAACATTCCCGCTTGCCTTGCCCTCAATCCTGCGCGGATTGCAGCAACATGGATTCGGGAGAATTTAACTTCACGAACGGCGCTTTGCCCGTTCCCGTTTTCGGTGGTGGTGTTTTGACTCATAACGGGGACAAGCTAAAGCGGGGGAGGATTGATGGCAAGTAATATTTTCAATTTATTTTTAGCAGGGGAAATTGGAATAATTCCAATTAAAAATTGACATTGTGCGGGAATACAACGCATCAACGCATCATGATATGATGATATGTCCCAAGGATGGAAAGCTAGGTCAAACGTCCGTATGAAATGCGGGGAAGGGGATTGCGGGAGATAATTCCCCGCTAGGGTTGGCAATGGTCTATTGTCTCTCCTACTATGGCGGGAAAGGGTTGGTCATGTTTCGGGATTCCCCCTTACTCTCTCCCGCTGTTCCCCCTTGGAAGGTGCGCGTTCGCGTTGCCTGCCATTGTGCGCTTACTCTGTAGCCTTGGCAATGTCATCATGGCGGACGCCCAATAAAAACGCCACCACGGGGCATATAAGCGTATACTCATCTATCAAGTCAGGCCAATGGGGCAGGATGGTGCGACAAGCGCGACTCATGTCTCATGCATGGACAGGGGAGGCGGGACAACGGGCGGACGCGCACGGCGGGACGCTGGCAGGGCTGGCGCAGGGGCTGGCGAGAACCGAGAGTCAGGTCGCACAGCCTACCCCACCACACCCGTCTTGGCCCCACCCTTCTCTTGGCGCGGGCACTGCGCTGGGAAAAATACCCCCTCTCAAATAAAATATGCGAAAAACAACCCCGTCAACAGATTTATTTAACCCCCACCCCCGTCTCTTTTATTTCTAGAGAACCCCCTACCCCCTTCTTTTAAGCGAACCCCGTCTTAAATATTTTTCTCTGTTATAAATTCGGGGTTGGTTTTATAACGGGTTACTCTATTAAAGGAATTGGCTCCATCCTTTAATATGTCTACGGCTTATACATGTTGGGGGGAACGTGTCTATGTTTCGGGATTTTGTGTACAGGTTCGGGCTGGTTGGGGTTGCAGGAAGGTATCTTCTTCTGTGGAGACTAGGGCTAGATTGGAGTAGGTTCCTTCTTCTGTCCTTATCTCTACCTCTTTACTCTCTTCTTCTTTCTTTAGGGTGGAGCGTATTAGTTCTGAGAGTTGTTTGTAGGTCATGGTTGCGGGGTTGGGTCTGGTATTGGGCTACCAATGGCCCGTAATTGCGTTTAAATGTCCCCTGACGAGCTTTCCGACCATTTGCCGCTCTCGTACTCACAATAGATCACAGCGTCTTGTAGGGCTTTCTGGTCTTCAATAAAGAGCCTTGCCTTGGCTGGTATGTAGAAGTAGATCGTGTTGTAGCCATGTCCCCTTCCTTGGATATGAACCGTGAAGGTGTGCCAGTCTTCGCTTCCCTCCTCTTGGTATTGGGGGATGAAGATGGGGTCGGATTCGGGGTCTTCGGTCTTCTTGACTATCCTATAGGCTGTTCGTATGGAGACTTTCATATTTCGGGGTTTGACTGTTAACTACGGGGGTTTATTCAAGCCAAAATTGAACTATTTCCCATTTTGTACTCAATTGTCATCCTCTAGGAAGATTGGGGTAGCCTCCCCAACATTGGCTCCAGCCACATTGTAGTCGAAGTATTCTAGGGCTTGTTCTTCGTCCATACCCTCCTTAATAAAGCATTGGATAGCTTTGGATTTGGAGTAGATGGCCACTGGGGAGTGGAACTGGTAGCCTATTCCGATAAAGGCTTCTTCTAGGCCGTCTGCGAATAAGGCACTCTCCCCTCTTTCCTTTAGGAGCTTGTCTGCCTCTACTGTGGTCATGATTCGGGGTTTGGGGTGGGCCATTCGTCAATCGGGCCCAAGGGTATGGGCTGTTTGAGCATAAAGGGCCGCTGGTGGGCTTTTCTGCTGCTGGGCTTGCGGCGATAGCCAACAAGGCACAAAGTCTCTCCTAGAGCGTTGTAGATGGGTATGAGATGGCCTTTAGCTAGAAGTTTTTTAAGATTCATGGTTGTTTTGTTTCGGGCTTTGCCCTTGTGGAATGCGGTTCTCTCCACCATTTCCCCTGATTTTAGTCCGTAGCTCATTGGTTTTCCATTTAATGTTATCAAAGTTGTCCCGATACTTCGGGCCATCCACCCTGCGCGGTCTGTCTCCCTTACCAGCCATACTTTTCTTCTAGTTTTAAAAAGCGTTTCATTGGCGCATCTGGATCACAAGCTCCATCTACTATCCAATCTTTAGCATCAAGTGCCGCCACCATAGCTTCATATAGTTCGTATCCAGATTCGCGCCACTCATTGCGCTCACGCTCTAGTCTTTGGCAACATTCTTTAAGTGCAAATGACCACTGCCCATCGCTGGCCATAATAGCCGCAATTGTTTCTGGTGTGTCACTCATGGCTTAAAACCCCAACGGATCAACAACCCATCCCAATTGCGGATGGCGGTCTATGATTCGGCGTTGCAGCCCCTTAACGAAGTCTTCTCCAGACTCCTTAATCTCGCTTTCCAGCCAGTCGCGGGTGGATTCCAACAGAGTTCTTAACGTAGCTTCGCTTTGGGCTAGATCGTCGTTAAGCTGTGCGATAGTTGTATTCATGTGTAGAGGTGGGGCGAGAGAAGGTAGAAAACACCAGTAAAAGACCCTCCCCCGCCCCGAAAGACTAGAATGCCTCGTCTACTTCCTCTTCCTTCTTGTAAGGAGGAGAGAACTTCAGGCTGATGTAGTCCACTCCCTTTTGGGACTTCTGTTTCCAGCCCGCCACATCAAGGTTCACACCGTTGATCATGACCTTACCCTTGTGGGTGGGGGCTTTGGGGTTATCACTTTTGTTCGGGAACAAAGCTCCCGAATTGTCTTTTTGTTGGTTATTCATATAGTTTATTTTTTTATTATCTCTTCACTAATGGCCAGCAGATCCACGGTGGGAACTACGGTCATCAGATCTTTTCTACCAGTTCTCTGGTAAAGTCTATAGACAGTGGGCTTCAAGCTTTGTTCACTATTTTCTGTCATCCCTTCGATAAATGGCATGAGGGTTCGGCGTTTGACCACAATCCAATAGGAACGTGTTTCAAAGACGATGTAGTCGGCTTCTCCATAGAGCCAACCAAGTTCCCCGTGGACATTGCGTAGCTCCACATAGTGCATGCGATCTGTGGGTTCGGGGTCATCCCGCCTCCATTTCTTCATCGCCTTAACATCATACCTTTTTCCGTCTGATTCCACATCCCAATGTTCTTCCATATCCTGCTCTGGTGTGGAGAATTTAGGATTGGTTAGCAGTTCAGCAAAGCGTTGTTCAGCGCGCTGCCCGACCTCATAGCATGTGGTCATACTTTAGTCTTTCCAAAGGTTTTAGTTTGTTTTGTGGGACAAAATGTGCTGGAGGGCGGTTTCCATAAGTTTGTAGCCATTCTTTTTGTTTGGCTTCGCGCCCTAAAATCCAACCCCTTACGTTATAAGATCCATTTTTGCCAGTAACAAGAATCCATATTGCATTATTATCATCCTCTGGTCTTACGATTAAATCGTAATGATGCTCACTTCTTGTTCTTACCTGAATGCCATTTAAGTCATTGGATTTGAATGTGTTTACTGATCCATCCCAATAAACATTTAAGGCTTTAGCTGCTGCCATTTCCCCCATAGCCCCCTCAATATTAATACCCCATCCATCACCATCGTATCCATGGGCATCATGCAATCCAGCCTTAATTGCTTGCCAGTTTCTTAACCCACCAACCCGAACAGCCGCGCCAACTTCATGGCTTGTTAGTTTTATTTCCATTACATTAATAGACCTTGTGCTTTTGGAAATGTTCAAAGTTTTTCGCAATCCACATCATGGCCTCGCCATCATTACCCACATCCTTGGCCCACAAGCAATTATCGCTCACCACTCCGTATTCCTGAAGAATATTCATGACATCACACTCACTTGCAAAGCGGGCCTTGATCCAGTTCTCTAGCTTGTTACCAGTAGAAGAATGAGTAGATGCCATAGAAGGTAAAGACCCAGAAGAATAGTGAGAAGATAATTGAGATGGCTAGGACTACAGGATTCATCGCGGGTTGATAACATCCTTGAGAATTTTTAGCCCGACCAATGCCAAAACAATCCAAAGCCCGTAAGCCAAGAGATAGTCGATCATAGGTCTTTATCCAAAAACTTGCCTGTTGTTTTCATGTTTGCCCAGAACGTCAGGGCAAAGATACATAGTATCGTTGTTAGTGCTTCCATAAAAAAGATAGGGAGGAGGCTAGTGCCTCCCCCCATTTGTTTCTGTAGTTTGAACCCGTTGTCTACAGAAAAAGATACGCAAACCAGCGGCACAACCCGAAACAGTTGGGTTTATCCTGTTTCGTTTTGGGACACGGGGCGTAGCCAATTCCACCATAAGGCCCGTAGACAATGCCGAATCCATTAGTGTAGTAGTGATTCAATTCCTTTCCACCTCCTTTCTGTAAAAGAACGAAGCTGGAATTATACCAGAATTACTTAGTTCCGTAAAGCGTTACCCAAAGTAATCCCCATTGGGAGAAACAATATCCTCCCCAAATGACTGATAGGGCGATGTTTCCGCGAATTGCCTGCTCTAGAGCAACAATTCCGTAACATATTCCCACCGCCCCAATCAGCCAGATACTGGTCATTTTTCTTCTTCTTTGGGTTGTGTTTCGGGCGCAAGCTGCTCAACCATTTCCTTGGCCCCTTCAAAGGTCATCAGGATATCGGCAGCAGCCTCGTTTTTCTCACCCTGAATCATCAGGATGTTGTCCGTTCCTCCGTTGAGAAGTGTATAGCCCTTGGCAATGTATGCCTTGTCTACACGTTCTTGGAGGCTATCGGGGGCCAGCGGGCTGGCAGTTTGTTCAGTTTGTTCGCTCATAAGTTGGTTTGATAATTTTCGCTAAAGCGGACGAAGATGTCTCCGTCCATGTACATATGGTCGAGGTGGACAGGCTCTTTGTCAACCCTCCACAGAAACATTGCTGATCCGAATTCTCCCACCCGTTCAGTGGTGATATAGCCTTCTTGGTCTTTTTCAAAGTCCGAATATTCCCTCCAGCCAGTTATCCATTCAAATACCCTAGCCAATTGGTTGCTCATGGAGAACAATAAAGATGTAGATTGTCTTGATGTCAAGAGAAAATAACACTAACCCCCGCCTCATCAAACATTTGTAGAGCGGCTTTGAAGGAGTCGGCCCAACGTTCGTAGGTTTCCAGATGGGCGTTGAATGGACAATAAACCTCTTTTATCCCAGCTTGGATAATTGATGAAGCACAATGGGCGCAGGGCTGGAAGGGCCATACAAAAATAGAATAGTCTTTAAGTGGTTCTTTAGCCGACAAGATGGCGTTCATTTCGGCGTGGATGGTGTAGAGAAGTTTGGTATCGCGATTTGCGATACGTTCATGACCATCATCCACCCCGCGAGGGAAGCCATTAAATCCTATGGATGCTATGGTTCGGTCTGGTCTGACGATAACCGCTCCAACTTGTGACGAAGGATCTTTGCTCCATGTAGAGACCTCTTCAGCCAACTTGATAAATCGCCCCTGCCACTTAATGTCAATTGTTGCCATCAACTTCAAATCCTTGGTTTTCCAGTTTCTTTACCATAGAGGAGATCATTGTGGACTTAAGCTTGCGCTCGTAGGAGTCTTTGGCTCTCCACATCTTGACTTCCGAAATCAGTAGATCAATTGAGATAATCGGGCTTTCTCCTTCAAATGTTTGATATTCGGAGAGTAGTTGCTTGATCTCTTTAAGTTGGCTACATGAAGGGCATGGGACATATTCTTTGCCATTAAGCCCGTTGTTCATTAGATCAATCATAGTACGGATCGGTAAGTTTGCTAGGGGGAAATAATGCAGTCTTTAGGGGGATGATTTTTTCGGGCATCTGCGTCCAGATCCTTGTGGTCTCGTAGCTCTTCTTACACCACTTGCGATTGTTGAACATCCAATGGTAGCCCAAGATATAGGCGTTGGCCATCTGGGCGTAGCGTTTAAGATCTACGGGTAGTTTGTTACGGGCAAGTTTTCGCACGGATCGCTTTTCACAATCCCATTCCAGTTCAACAACAAGTCGGATATACTTGTCCACATAGTCTACTTTCTTACCAGCAAGCCATTCATCCAGTTTGCCAAGGGCATCCTCCCTAACATCATGCCACTTGGGTCTTTGGATCTGCTGGTCTAGGTGACAGGTCTCATGGACAAAGACATCCAGCCATGTGGATACGGGGCGCTTGGTGGCGATACGGAGTTCTTTGTCATCCGCCCACCCCACAGAGGTGGCCTTGCCCGTAATGAGATATTTCTGGGGAACGAAAGTTAATTTAAACTTTCGATATTTGAGGATGGCCCGCCCCAAAAAGTTGATCGTTGCTTGATCCATTAGTCTTCTTGGACATCTTCTTCTTCAACTTGTTCAAACAGCCTTCTGATAGGATTGTCGCAAAAACCCTCTTCTTGTTCTGGGAATGGCATCAGAACACCCGTATCATCGTAGGCGACTTTTAGATCATCATCAAACTGCTTTTGATTCACGGAACAACTCTATAATCGTCTCTTCTTTTTGACGAGTTTTTTCTTGCTTCGTTTCAATAGTGACATCTTCCGCACGGTCATCTGGAATTGCGCCAGCATAGCGGAGGCAGTCAATGAAGTATTTGAAAACGAGATTGTCTGGGTCAATAAGTCGTTTCCTTCTTGCCGTAAGGCGGATATGAATGCGTCCTGTATTTTCTTTTTTGCTGCCGCCCTTCGCCAATGGTTCATTGCGAACAGCGCGTTTAGGCTTGGCGTTACTGCTGGCACCCTGATCGTTAGGAATGGTTTTTCTTCCCATTGCTCTTTTTTTGATGAGATCTCTTCGGACATAAACTCCTTTCTTTGTTTCTACATAGCCTGCGGGGATGGCGTTCATGTTTCGGGATTTGAGGGAGGTTGAATCACTTCTCCCGTCCCGTTGCATTTTTCACACTCGACACGCATAAGACCAGATGGATCTTCAAAACAAATAGATATTATTCCTTCATAAAAATAAAAACCAACACCCTCACAAAGAGGGCAAACAACGAATATTGGCCTAGTCTTTTCTTTCATTGCTCAAGCAATACTTCCTCTTTAAGCTTTTCGGCTTCGGGGTCGGGGGCAATGCACATCATCAATGCTTGGCGGGCTTTCTCCAGTTGTTTCTCTTTTTGCTGTAGCAAAACTTCAAACACATCTGGATGGACGGGATTGATGTTGGAATAGACTCGTCCAACAGTCATTTAATGATCCCTTCTTGGCGGGCAATGGCCTCAATCTGGCTCACATACTCGCGGGTACAGTTGAATTGCTCGGCAATAGCAGCGAAGTTCATTTCGGGGTTGGCCATGAGGTAGCCCAGCACCTTGAAGGCCCGACCACCATGCATACGCCTCTTGGTCGTATTTTTGCGCTTGGCCCGAATCCCATTTTTACGCAATGCCTGCGCCATGGCTCCGTATTTGACTCCATGTTTCTCGGCAAGTTCACCAATGGTGATTTCGGGGTTTTCTTGAATTTCAGTAGGTAGGATGGTTGTATCGATCATAAGATTATGTGTTGACTTACAAACCTAGCTGGTGTTCAATATTCGTCAAATATTAATATTGGAGAGGCGTGGAGACTTTCGTTTCCGCGCCTTTCGCGGTTTACGGGCTTTCTTTTGCTCTCTGTGGAACAATTTGTGGCACACTTTACAGAGGCAGATCAGATCGTCCAAGTGGTTAAGTTCGTCTCCTCTGTGTTCGTAAGTGCGGTGGTGGGCCTGAAGTTCTAGCGGGCTATTGCAAACCCCACATCTCCACCCGAACCGCTTCTTCACAAGTCGGCTTACTTCCCTCCAGTAAGGGGTGTGCAAGTAGGATCTATAGGATTCTTTATCCATAGAAAGATCTTACTCTCTTGTTGACAGAGTAGCTACCCTTAGTTATTTTGGCGCAGGCGATTTGGGTGCGGTCTCTATGAGCGGATGTTTTCTATCAAGACATCAGTGAGGGGCCGCACCCTCTTTTTTGATATTGACTTATTTTTGAACGTTTGGTAGGTTGCCGTGGTCTTGATAGATTCAGACATCCGCTCACGGCGAGCTAGACATATTGTAGCCGAATCTCCAGCGCAGGTATGCAAGGGTCACACCGCCGAACGTTGGACTATCCGAACCAAACCTCGCCAGCTTGGTAATCCAGAAATAGTCTGGTAAAGCGACAGGGACATGCCCTGTGGGGTGCATCGACGTTAGTAGGTCATCAGAATGGCAGCCTCGGAGCCTAGACGTTGGTGGTAGGGCTGAAGCAACTCATCTCGGAGGGATGAATATTTCGACTCTTTACAAAACTCCTGCCCCGTAGCTGGGGCGGAGTGTGTGAAGGACATCGCAATCTATCTGGATGGATTAATTATTCGACTATGCGGCGTTCGGGGGAAATGCGTAAAGAAGCCGCGACACAAGGCGGGCGCACGGCTTTAGCCCGCCGAATAATACCCCAAAAAGAAAAAGAAGAAAAAAGTTTGAACATCCGCCAAACCGTGTGGTCTATTACTCCATGAACAACTTTGCGGGATGCATTGAGGGCACGACAAACAGAACCGTTCCTGCGGCACATGACGCACACGGCTGCGTGAGCGACCTGAAATCCCGTAATTCCGAACGTTTCGATGCGTGTCTTCATGGCGCGGGAATAAACGATGAGGAAAATGCTGGGCAGCGTAGTAAACGAGGAGCACCGTATGGTGTGTCCTGTGGTCGGGAGGTCTCCAAGGCTTATCCGCCCGCACGGAGCTACAATCCGTGCCCCACTGGAGCCGTAACCATGGCAACCCGTGCGCTGAAAAGTGGATGCATACCCGTTCCCAGCAAATCTTTTTTGGAGGCGGGGAGACCCGCATGCAAATGCGAAGGCTTCAAAGGCTGGGGGGCCAATGAAGTTGCGCCACCCCGTCTCCAATCTCTTTTATGAACAGACAAGAAGCAATACAACTACAGATAGATGAAATCATGGATAGCTTTGATTTCCAATCAGCCATGAAGGTTTTGGAGGTCTACAAGTCCATGGGGCGGGGTTATCCCAAAGACTGGTTCCTAGACGATGAGCCGTTTGAGCCTGCTATTCGGGCAGCAGCCCGCGATTGCATGAAGGCGGCGGTCAAGCACAGCTATGCTGGTCATAGCTACTTTGAATCCCGCTTTGAAGAGGGCGAAGATGGGGAAGGCCCGTGGGTCAGAATTTTCTTCAACTTCGGGGATCATAGCCACAATGATGGAATATCTTATGAAAAAACTACTACTACTACCCCTATTACTGAGTAATACCCTTGCCCAAGACGGATCGTTCAATGGAACGGTCTATGATTTAAATTCGGGCCGAATTCAAGTTATTAGGGGATCGGTGGAGGTTAAGCCCACTGAAAGCCCGTATCTCACCACTCTTCGCAGGATCAATGCGGAGTTGGCTGAGTCAAATGCCCGCATGAGTGCGGAGATTACAGCAAACAATCAACTCTACGAACTACGCGAACAAACACGACTCCTGCGTAAAATTGCAGACCAATGAGCAACTATCTCAACGTCAACATCCCAACCTTCTTTGCTTTCGTAGACGAGGGATTTTTCTACGATTTGGAACCCAGCGTCAGCAGGGAAAGACAACTAGTCGAAGTATTTGCCTTCACCTCCATCCCTCAACGTTGCGGGTTGTTTAGCGTGATGACAGAATACGGAAGCCAGCATGCCAGAGTTCCGATCCACTATCTCCACACTGAGGAAATTGGAGGGACGTTTTACCCTCTGGATTGGATACAACTCTGGGACTCCATGAGCTACTATTGCAGTGTTAACATCTTGGACTACTGCAAGAATCGGGCGGCAAACATCATGCTCAAGAACAAGTCCTTTGAGGAGGCCAAGTATATGTTCACCTTGGATTGGTGCCTTGGGCCTCATTACACAAGTGGCTACGGGGAGATGGCTGCTGGACACAAATGCGGCCATATGTTTGCGGGCGATGGGCAATATTTTATCCAACCCAACAACCGTGTGTTATGGATGGACGGCGGATCGTTTATCGCTAAAAAATTCCCAACCAAGCCCAACTGGAAGGTTTTCAGCCAAGAGTTTAGCTGCGAGCATACAGGCAGCAGATGGGTTAGTGAAAGCGAGGAGGAACTATGGTTTTACGACTTCAAAGAGCAGGGATAGGATTAGCACTACTTATTGCAAGTGGTTGCGCTTCTTATCCGCGACCCTATCCTTGGAATTTCCCCCCAGAGGAGGAATGGAACGCCCCGCTGGAGACTAGCTGGCTTAATCTTGTTGATAACTGGCGAAATTTGACAGCCCCGCGCAATAAAGTGTGGAATCCGCTTATTCGTGAGTATGAGCCTGACTTTGGCTCGGAGATTGAACTTCTGAAGGCTCTTCCGCCAGATACTGAGGAACATGAACTGTATCAATGATCCAGCCCTGCTTGCGGGCTTCGCGGCCATTGGCATGAAGAAAATCGTGGCAGGCTCGGCAAAGCGCGGCAAACAGACTGTAGTCACAAAGGTAGCGCCCAACCCTACCCGCCTTATGATGGATGTCCTGACTCTTCGCCTTCTTGCATTTCTCGCACATGGGATGCAGTGCCAAGTAGGCTTTTTTTACCTTTGCATACTCCTTGTATTCACTCTGGCGCTTGGGGGATGCATACCGCAACCGTCCGCTGCGTTTGAGGCCATTCGACCTTTTGAGTGGAGTTTTTGAACGAAGTGGAGTTTTTCTTGTCATACCTACTATGATCACTTGGAACGATTACAACGATACAAAGCCCAATACTGAGGGAATCTACCTTATTAAAAACGACGAGTCAAACCCTCCCTTGCGGTGGGCCTGCCACTACCATCCCCACCATGGGTGGAGTGGGATTGGACACATCCTTGAACGTGTGATTAAGTATTGGAGTCCATGGCCCGATTCAAAGTAGTATTAACCGTCATCAATGAAGACTCCGTCTCCCCATTCGTGGTTGGCCCACGATTCCGTCGAGGAACCCCCATGCCGATGGAAGCGTTGTTCGCTGAACGTAATGGTTACTGGTTCGACCCCGAATCAGAAATCGACATGGCCACTACATGCGCTGAACAGTTTACCAAATACATCAACCAAGCAGAAGCCAAGAAAAAGAAAAAATGAGCGATAAAACCAAAACATTTATTGTGTGTTACGGAGAAAAAACCGTCGAACTCCACGGGTTCGGTCTTTCCCATGAAGAGGCAACTCTTCAGGCCGACCAGCTAACGAGGTCTGGAAAGCGCAACGTCCGCATTCGTCTGGAAGATCCCATTCATCCTAGCTGGCCGCTTAACTTCGACGCACAATGAATATTGTCTTTGCCTACCACAACGGAGACGCAGATCTGGCTATGGAGTCGGCCAAGGCCATTACTGCCATGGGAATTAACATGCGCCACAAGGCAACAGTATGTACCAAGAGTGATACATCTGGTGTTTCCGATGTCATTCACGAACTCAAGAAAAGCTTTCCAGAAGTTGACCACCTGACCGCCCAAGACGGATTTGATGGCTGGCCACTTGGCCCGAACCAGATGTTCAGTGATGTGGCTGCTGCCATGTATTCAACCAATGCTCCGTTTTACTTTTGGGAGCCAGATTGTGTTCCGATGAAAGAGGGATGGGTAGATGACTTGGACGCCGAATACCACCGAAAAGTCGGCATTATGGGCCATCTCTACGAAGGCGGAATGGCAACCAATGGGAAGAATATCTACAGGATGATTGTGGGCAGTGCTGTCTATCCTCCCAATTTCTTGGACTTTTGTCCTTCCGCGCAGTCCTTATCGACCTACAATTTGGCCTACAAGAATGCAGGCACCATCCCCGAACCATGGGATGTTCGTTGCCGCTGGAACTTCATGGCCATTGGCCGCGACACCCCACTGATCCGCACCTACTGGAAAAGTGTCAACTACCAGTGGAAGGATGGGAAGATTGTCTTCTATGCCGAAGACCCCGAAGCCCAAGCGGTCCAAGGGGTCACTTGCCCAGATAGAGTGATCTCCAGCCAAGCCGTGGTCATCCACGGATGTAAAGATGGGTCACTCCACAAGATGGCGCAAGAGGGGTTTCCAATGCCACAAAGCGTCAACAATGAGGCACAAAGTCCTACAGTTTGCAACAATGCCTCAGATAAGGTGCCTAATAGTGTGGGAATTGCAACAGATTGCGACTTAGCGCCATACCCAATTCAGGTGCTGTGTGAGGCTGTAGGACTGACCACAAGAGACAAAAGGTTGCGGGCGGTCAAACAAGATCCGCCCAAAAAAACCAAGAAAAAGCGGGCAATCTCGGAAGTAGAGCGCGAACGCCGCAGGCAATCCATGCTGGAAATTTTGCAAAGAAAGCGTGAACGAAAAGCCCAAGCGGCTGTCTAACGCTTCCTATGCACGAAGTCATTCACGAACCCTCGGCTGAAACCGCGCTCCTCTCCTGCCTCTGCCATGCGCCAACAGAGGACCAAAGAGAGATCCTTCTATCCATTAAGGAGGATCACTTCTACCTTCAAGAGAACAAAATCATCTTTCGGGCGATCATGCGCTGTATCGCCAAGGGGATGCAGGCTGACATTATCAATGTCAAAGGAGAGATTGAAGCTGCCAACGAATACGACATCATTGGTGGTGAACAAAAGATTACAGAAGTTGCAACATCGTGCGTGGCCCACAACAACTGGAAACGCTACTACCCCAAGCTGGAAGAAGCCCGTTACAGAAGGTCGCTGGAATACTTGGCCAATGACATGGTTCACAAGGCTAGAGACCGCGAACTGAAGATTGAAGAACTAAAGAACTGGTCGGAAACAACCGTGATGCGGGCCGATTACGAGATTGATGATGGAGACAAACTATCAATCAATAGCGCCCTAGACCGCGCTGCCCAGAACATCGAATCCACCATTGCTGGCAAGCCCTGTATTGGTATCCGCACAGGAATCACACCATTGGATGACATCCTTATGTTTGGATTGCGCGGAGGAGACATGGTTGTTTTGGCGGCAAGACCAGCAGTAGGAAAGACTGCAAGCGCACTCCAGATTGCTGAAAACGTAGCACTAAACCAGAAAAAGCGGGTGCTTATCTTTTCTTTAGAGATGACCAGCGTTGCGCTTATGGAACGCATGATCCGCTCACGGGCGCGTGTAGGAGCGGCTGACATCCTTTCTGGTCGGGTCACCCCGCATCAAAAACAATCTCTGGCACGTTCTATCCAAGAGATCCACGGATCTGAAATCATCTGCGATGATAGTTCGGCAAAGTCCATAGGCTATCTCAAGGCGGTTGCCCGCCGCGCCCACCAAAGGACGCCACTAGACCTCGTCATTATTGACTACCTTCAGTTGGTCAAGGGCGACAGCAAGCGTGGAAAAGACAATCG